TGTATAGATGCAGACTATGTGGAAAAGAGTATTCGGACACGAATTGTCCAGCAAGCACAGCACATTTCATTGCCGAAAATCTATGTGTGAGTGAAGAGGTAACTATTAATGGAGCAAGAGTGAAAAGATACGATGCACATATTTGCAGACAGGGAAATACCAGCGTACTTGGATTCGCTGATTTTATCGGTATCGAAAGTGATCAACGGATAGATAAGTATGAAGAGATAAATACAAAGGAGAACAAATAAATGCATGCGATGGAATGGATACCAGTAGATCAGGGGATGCCGAAAGAACATGATTCATTGTTTGCAAAGTTCAAAAGGCAGTATCCGGATCATACGGTGATGTTTTCTCAAACATCAGATAAAGTTCTGGTCACAGTGGAGGACATCGCCACAGGTCGGAGATATGTAGATGTGATGTGTACACATGATGGCAAATGGCATTGGACGGGATTAACTGAGTCGATGCTGATGAGATTGAGAGTTGTCGCATGGTCGGATTATCCGGAACCATATGAAGGAGGCAAGAGGAAAGATGCTGAGCGATGAGACAAAGAAGCTCCTGCAGGAAGAGATGAGAAAAGATGCGGAAACAGACAAAAAACATGCGTTCGGTGTGTGGTATCCGGTAACGGATCCTCCTGAGTGTGATATGTACGGGTTGGTTCTCTGCATCAGCGGAAACCGCCGTGGCCATATAAGATATGACCATGCTATCCATCTCGATAGCTGTAATGCTTATGAGGATGGCAAGTTTTGGCCAAGTGGGACTATAGATCCTGACATCGAGGTTCATGCATGGCTTAAGGTGCCGACGTTGCCAGAAGAACTATTGGGAGATATGTGATGGGAATAAGTAGAAAGTACAGACGGATGCTCGAAAAGAAGTACCGCAGAGATAAGGATCCTATGGCGGAGATCAAGAGAGCATCCGAGGAAGTTTATAACAAATTAAACCAGAACAAGATAGACAGAGAGACTCATGATCTTGTGAGCGCCATGTATTACTTAGTCGGTATTAGCCTTCACAGAGAGTATGGGTGGGGTTCAACGCGCATCATGAGAGTGTACGAGCACATAGATCAGGAACTTGCGGCATGGCAGGACGGTTCTGCAGATGCTGCAAGGTTCAGACAGATACTGGAAGACGAGACCGGTATAAGGCTGGCAATTCAGTGAAATGAAGAAGTTTCTTCTATATATAAGTAAAAATCACATACTGTTAGGGGACGAAGGGCTCGCAACCCTATAACAGTTCTTTAAGGGTATAACTTTAGAAACGTTAATCATTTAAAAGTAACTAAGTAGTGGGGAACAGATGTACAGACGTTTGACATGGAAGTATGGCAATAAGATTGAGATCAGAAAATCTCACAGTTACGGATGCAACAGAAAAGGTGAGAAAAGAAACAGACTTGATGGAGTTGAACTGACACCTGAGCAGATTGAAGCAAGAGAAGAAAAGAAAAAGAAACTCAGAAAGCACAATGAGTATGAATCAGAAAAACAGTTAAACAGAAATCTTGAAGCCAATTTCACTGAAGACGATTTTCATCTGGTACTGACCTACAGAGAAGGTGAAAAGCCTACTGTTGAGGAAAGCAGAAAGATCCTGAATAATTTCTTCAACAGGGCAAGAAGATTTTACAGAAAGCATGATTGTGAATTTAAGTACATTGTGGTCACTGAATGGAACGCAAAGAGAATCCACCATCATATTGTCGGAAATTCTATTCCTGGTGTGAATATGGCCAAGGAGATCATGAGACTCTGGGGACATGGCGGTGCACATCTGACTCCGCTCTACGAAGATAAAAATTATAAGGGACTTGCAGAGTATCTTGTGAAAGAGACAAAGAAGACGTTTCGTGATGATGATAATCCATACAAGCAAAGATATTCATGTTCACGTAATCTCGTAAGGCCGGAACCGGAAGTTAAAAACATTCCGTCAAACACATGGTCGAAGAAAATCATAGTCCCAAAAGATCTTCGTGAGGAAGGTTACTATCTTGACCGAGAGTCTGTTAGAACATGGGAAGACTGGGAAGGTTACAAGAATATCGAGTACAAGTTCGTTAAGCCGACTGATGCGGAGCTTAAACGAGAACGTAGGCAGAGAAAGATAAGTGAGACGTACATTGAAAAATATCTTCACAGCATGAAGATCTGCGAAGATAAGATCGAGAAGGAGGAAGAGATGTGGAACTGAAAGAAGATAACCATGAGGACGGCATTGAGCTGATGCTGGACAAAAACGGAGTTGCTCATGAGGTGTTCAAGACGGAAATATATTTTACAAGAAAATTGGAAATGAGAGCCTTTAATAGTTGGATGAATGCGGCAGGAGCAAAAGCATTTTCCGAATGGTACGAGGGCATGAAGAAACTCGAAGGCACGAACTGCATGTCATGCAGGTGGCGCGATCCTACTCGGCAGCAGTGCTTTGATGGCCATATCCAGGGAATCGGAGACTGCAGCAGTTGGGAGATGGAACCATGGCAAAACTATACATGAAAGTAGGACCTGCACCGTATGAACTGCCGGAGTTCGTATCTGAGTCTGTCCAGGAACTTGCAAGGGTATGCGGCGTAAAAGTGGATTCGATTTATACGATGATCAGTAAAGGATATGGCGGCTTTTTGAAAATTGAAGTACCGGAGGATGAGGAATGACGAAAGAAGAAATGATTAAGGCGTTACGATATAAATCTGAGAATATCAAGGCTCATATCGAGCCAGAGTTCTTTTTAATAGTCGCTGATGAGTTAGAGAAAGCATATGAATTAGACCTTCATGAGGAAGACCTGCAAAAGTCCATTGAGATAAATGGTGAAGTGAAAAAGAAGATAATCTGCATGGAAGAACCGGCAGAGCTTATAAAGGCGATATCAAAAGATTTAAGAGGCAAACTTGACCGGGACAACATGGTTGAGGAAATGGCCGACGTGCTGATATGCGTTACGATGCTTAAACTCATGCATGGTGTGAGTGATGAAGAATTGCAGCACTGGATAGATTACAAGGTCGAGCGCCAGAAGGAGAGAGACAATGGCACTGGAAGAAGCTATAACAGGATAAGTTGTAAATCTGCAAAATGCGAAAATTGCATAAATCATAATTATTGTGATTTTGAGCCACAGGAAAGCGAGGATAAGGAATGATAGCTAATTATGAAGAATATGGATTTAGTATTCTTGCAAAGTACAAGCCGGATACTTGTACGTCATGTCCTTTTTGGATGTTAGACCTCAGAAACTTAGAAAAGGGAAAATGCTTTATAACAGGAACAGAAATAATTGCAAATGGGCCGCAAGATAAAAAGCGGATGAATGATTGTCCCATTGTTGAAGTACCGGAGGATGAGGAATGATTATAAAACAATTCAAAAGTAAGAAAAACCGAGTCGCCTTGTATTTTGGCAAGAACCGGTTCGGTTTGCAGATTGGATTCCAGATTTATGAACGGTTTGATTGGAACCACATTGATGCAGGATTCACTTTTTTATGGTGGTACGGAACACTCTTAATCCGCTGGAGAGTTGCGAATTGCGGCTACCCTAAAGGTGAAGTGTATACGGATTGATGAGGTGGAAGATGAAAACATTTGTTGAAAATATTATCGAACAGGCAGCAGGCGAACTGACAGAAAGCATTAACCGTCTGAAGCTGTCAGCCAGAAGCTACAACGCATTAAGGCGAGGCGGAATTGATACGATCGGAGAGCTTGTAAGTGCCTACACTCATGGAAAGCTTATAGCGCTCAGAGGTCTTGGAGCCAGAAGTTATAAGGAGATTGAGGAGAAGCTTACTGAGTATTTGAATTAAAAACAAAAGGGGGATGGAAGTAATGGAAAAGAGGCTGATTGATGCATCGCATTTAAAAGACAGAGTGATGAGCAACAGATCCGGCTCATGGTATGACCTTGCACAAGTGATAGCTTACATAGATTCTGAACCAACAGTGATACCAGAAGTCAAAGAGGAGGGAAAGAAGATGGGCTACATCATGCTGATACCGGCAGTTGTATTTGCAGTCATTCTGATAGCGATTATTTTATATATCTTGTTTTAGGGGAGGTGCAGGTTGACAGCAAAAGAGTATTTATCACAGATTCACAGACTGGACGAGGAGATAAAAGCAAACAAGCGCAGAATCAGAGAGCTTTCTGCAGGCATTGGCGGAGTGAGAGCTATCGATTACTCAGGCGATAAGGTGAGCGGTTCAAATGATGCTGATCCGATGGCTTCGCAGATAGCAAAGCTCATAGACATGGAAGGACGTGTGAGAGCTGAAACCATTGAGCTCCAGGAAAAGAAAGACAAGATCATCAGAGAGATACGTCAGCTCGAAGATGCAAGATATGTTACATTGCTGACGATGAGATATGTGCACTGTGACAGATGGGAGCAGATAGCGGTGGATATGCATCTGACTATAAGATGGGTATACCAGATGCATGGAGAAGCATTGAAAGCATTTGAAAAATTGAATATGTGTTGAACATAAAAGCCGGTGCACGAAGTAATGCATCGGCTAAAAATATTTTATATATTCATAAAACAGCATTAAACTTCACTATAGACCTGTGATACTATATAGACTGAATGAAGAGGGAAAGCAAGAGATTGCATCCCTCTTTTTTGTTACATGGTTTTCGCTACCTTAGAGGCGTCATAGGCTTTTGTTTAACAATTGCTTAAGGCACATCAAAGGATTTAGCCGGAGCGAGCAGTAAGCCGGGATATAAATACTGCAGGCGGGGCATCGCACAGAATAAATCGCCCCGCCTTTTTGATGTCGAGACATGCAGCAGGCGTGGCCGGGAGGTGCGTAGGTACTTCCTGACCCGTATACGCCCTGCGGGTCCGCTGAAGCCCAGGTTTTGAGCCTATAGAACAAAAAAATCGTGCGCACTTCCTTCCGCTTTTGCGGATGGGGCGGGCTCGGAAAATGAAATGAAAATCTTTTTCATTATATGCGCCGAAAAAAGTCTTTCAAGAAATTGTATTTTTGTGAGTACAAAGAGGAAGTGAAAACGGGTGCATATGTTTTTTCGGAGGAGGAACTGTGGAAGTTACGCAAAAAGCGCTTGCGGAATGTCTCGGTATCACTCCGAGGCAGGTCAGAAATTTAAAACAAGAGGGTCTGTTCCAGTTAAAGGACGGGCAGAAAAAGTACAGCCTGGAGAAATGCATCCAGGAATACATACAGTTCAAAGTCAATGATGAAACCGGACGGAGAACTGTAGTGGATAAAGATAAGGCCTCAGCAGAACACGAAGAGGTCAAAAAGGAGATTTCGGTACTTAAGCTCCGGAAGCTCCGGAGAGAGCTCCACGAATCTGCAGACGTGGAGGCGTATCTCATGGATATGCTCCTGTCATTCCGAAGCCGACTCGAAGCATTACCGCAAAAAGCCGCTATGCAGATCATGGGAGTCACCGATCTCAACGAAGTTATAGCGGTGTTGAGAAAAATAGTGGCAGAAGCACTCAATGAGCTCTCCGATTATGATCCGGATAAGATTGACGGTCAGCAGCAGGGCACATATGAGCAGGACATAGAAGATTTAGAGGATGGAGAAGAGGATGGAGTAGATGAGCCAGAGGAGTAGATCACGCAAAAAGACAGCAAAACTGTTCCAGCGCGTAATCAAACGGTGCCTCGAGGTCAAGAAGGTACAGACAGTATCCGAATGGGCTGAGGAGTACCGTATCCTTGACGAATCCAACAACCTCGCCGGTAAATGGACCAATGATATCACACCTTATCTCGTTGAGATCATGGACACATTCAATGATCCATATGTCCGGAATGTCACAATGTGCAAGGGCTCACAGCTCGGCGGTACAGAAGCGATTCAGAACATCGCTTACTACATCGCCGCAAGGAATCCTGCACCGACCATGTTCGTCTATCCATCCGACGAACTGGCAAAATCGGTTTCTAACGACAGACTTAAGCCATCTATCAGATTGATTCCGGATCTTCGAAAGCTTTTCCTGGACAAGGAATCGAAAGAGCTGGAATTAAGATTCAGGCACATGAAGTTTTATCTTCGTGGCGCCGGATCACCGTCGAAACTGGCTTCAACGCATATTAAATACCTCTTTTTTGACGAGATCGATAAGTTCCCCGGCGCCTCCACAAAAGAGGCGTCGCCTTACGATCTCGCAACTGAGAGAACAAAGACCTTTAGACCGCAGCAGAAGATATACGAGGTTTCGACACCAACTCTGAAAACAAACTATATCTGGAAGCATCTGAAGGAAGCGGATGAGGAAAGACACTATTTTGTGAAATGCCCTCACTGCGGAGAAGAAATCGAGCTTAAATTTGCTCAGATCCACTGGGATGAAGACAAGGATAAGGAGCTTTCTGTAAACGAAAGAGCTGCAACAGCGATTTATGTCTGTCAGGAATGCGGATGTGAGATTACGGATGCTCAGAAACTGAGGATTCTGAGAACAGGGCGCTGGAAAGCTGTAAACAAAAAGGGTGTCGGAAGAGCCAAGAGCATAGGCTACTGGATATCTTCGCTGTATTCGGTATTTCTCAAATGGTCAGATATCGCGGAGGAGTTTCTGAAGGACAAGGATGATCCGGAGAAGCTGCAGAATTTTGTCAACTCATGGCTTGCAGAGCCGTGGGAAGATACACAGCTAAAGACCAGCGAAGATATGGTGATGGAGCGACAGACTGAGGTGCCTCAGTTCGTGGTTCCGGAGTGGGCGAAGATGCTCACAGGAGGCGTGGACGTGCAGGAAACATCACTGTACTACACCATAAGAGCCTGGGGAGATTACACCACATCACAAAACATCGCGCATGGCCAGGTGCTGTCCTTCAGAGACATCGAGAATGTCATGAATCTCGAATACCAGAAGGAAAACGGAACAAGATACATCGTAAACATGTGTCTCATCGATTCCGGATATCAGCCGGATGATACATATGATTTTTGCCTTAATAACTCGGATTGGGCGCTGCCTGTCAAGGGCGCATCAAATCCGATGAACGATAGATACAAGATATCCAAGATCAACAAAGAGGGCAGTAAAGCCTATGGAATGCAGCTCGTTATCGTTGACGGCGATCAGATAAAGGACTCCATAGCCGCCAGGATGAAACGTCAAAATGGCATCGGCTCATGGATGGTCTATAAGGATACCGACAGCAACTATGCAAGGCAGGTCACAGCAGAGCAGAAAATCACCGTCAAAAAGGACGGTACCTTGAAATCTCACTGGGAACCTAAAACCTCGCACGCAGACAACCATTATCTGGATTGTGAGGTTTATGCGATGGTAGCCGCTGAGATGTGCGGAGTGAGATCTCTGCACCTGCAGACTCCGGAGCCCGAGACACCAAAGGTACAAGAGACGCAGCAGGCGTCAAGTGACAACGATTCCGGTTGGATGTCCGGAGTAAGCGATAACTGGATGGAAGGAGGTTAAAAATGGCAGTTGATAATAATGTCTTAGGGGCTACACCACAGGAACAGTTAAAAACCGTGAATGAAGCTATCTCCTCGATCCTTATCGGAGGGCAGAGTTACAAGATAGGTTCGAGGTCGCTGACAAGAGCAGATCTGGCACAGCTCAGAGCTATGAAAAGGGAACTTGAAGCTGAGACAGTACAGGAACGTTCTGATCTGTTCGGCGATACTTACGTAGGAATATTTGATGGAAGATAAAACTATGGCGAATTGGTTAGACAATGTGATCGGATGGATATCTCCGGAAGCAGGATACAAGAGACAAGCATATAGAAACGCTATGCAGTTTCAGAAAGCTTATGATGCCGGGACTTATTCAAAGCAGAATCAGAACTGGAGAGTATTTAACGAGTCCGCAGAAGTAGAGGACTCATGGAACAGGGATATCGTAAGGGCAAGATCAAGAGACCTTGAGAAGAATTCGGATGTTATGAACTCCGTTATCGGGGCTTACAAGCGTAACGTCTTCGGCCGCGGTTATCGGCTTAGGGCCATGACAGGAGATACGGATACAAGCGAAGCACTGGAAAAGGCATGGATCAAATGGTGCAAAAAGCGGAATTGTGATGTTACTGGGACGCAGAACCTCGACCAGATGCTCCGCATGTGCATCGAGAGAAAGAAGATCGATGGAGGCATCATCCTCCTAAAACGTTATACGAGCGATGGGTTCATACCATTCCAGCTTCAGGCACTTGAAGTTGATGAGCTGGATACACTGGCAACGGAACCGTCACAGAAGGGGAACAAAGTTGTAGGCGGCATCGAGTATAACCCATGGAATAAGCCGGTAGGGTACTACTTCCGGAGATACTCGACAGATGGTTTTACAGTGGAGAATACGGAATTTGTGGATGCAAAGGATGTCATCTTCATGTATTCAAAGCGCAGGCCTTCACAGATACGTGAGATGTCTGATATGTCTCCGACCATCACAAGGATAAGGGACATAAATGAGTTTATACAGTCGGTATCAGTGAAAGAGCGTGTGCTTGCCTGCCTTTCAGTGTTTATCAAACGTGCGGTACCGCAGACCTTAGGACGATCAAATCCATCGGACGGCGGGAACAGTGAAAGGTATCAGGGCAAGACGCTCACTCCCGGCATGATCCAGTATCTGGGCCCGGGGGATGATGTTGATGCAGTTATACCTGCAGGGGCCGCTACTGATGCGACTCAGTTCATCAAGCAGCAGATGCGCATGACGGGTTCCGGACAGGGACTCTCATACGAAACTGTTTCAAGAGATATGTCAGAGTCCAACTATTCGTCTGCAAGACAGGGGATAATCGAGGATGAGATGACATACCAGGAAGACATCGAGATGCTCACGGATTGTCTGGATGAGATCTATGAGACATTTGTCATATCCTGTGTGCTGTCCGGAAAGGTTCAGATCAGGAACTTCTGGTCAGACAAAGAGACATATCTTGAACATAAATGGATAAAGGCTCCTAAGAAGTGGATTGATCCGGCCAAAGAAGCGAATGCTAACAAGACAGCACTTCAGACCGGTGAAAAGACATTTGCGGAGCTTGCATCTGAAAACGGCCGAGACTGGAAAGAGCAGATCGATGAGATGGCAGAGATCCAGGAATATGCCGAACAAAAAGGCGTAGTAGTAGGAGGGATAATCAGTGGAAACGCGAAGTAAAGAGAAAGAGAAGAAACAGCGCCTTGAACGAACGTTTGCCATAACCACCCGGGCGGTGGACGAGGAAAACAGAACTGTGGAACTTTCTTTCAGTTCTGAGGAACCTTATCAGAGATGGTGGGGCACAGAGATACTCGACCACTCAGAGGGCTGTGTAGACCTGACAAGGCTTCGGGAGTTGGGATGTGTTCTGTTTAACCATAACCGTGACAAGGTCATCGGAAAACCGCTGGATGTGTCAATTAAGGACAACAGAGGTATAGCGAAGGTACAGTTTGACGAGGATCCTGAGTCGGATGTTATCTACCAGAAGGTCAAAGGCGGTTCACTAAAGGGCGTATCCGTAGGCTATGGCGTAGATATCTGGGAAGATGTAGCCGCAAACAAGAAATCGTCAGACGGAAGATTCACAGGCCCGGTATCCGTGGCTAAGAAGTGGATGCCGTATGAGATATCCATCGTATCCGTTCCGGCTGATCCGACAGTCGGAGTAGGACGATCTGCAGATAAGCAGAATGAAACAGGAAGAACGCTCGGTTATTTCAGCCGGCAGCTTCAATATAACTTAAACGTTTACAAAAACAATGGAGGTAAACAGTAAATGAACAAAGAACAGTTACTTGCGAGACAGCAGGGGCTCGTCAATGCGGCAAAGAACGCACAGAGAGAGCTGACTCCGGAAGAGCAGGCTGAATTTGACGAGTGCCAGAGACAGCTTGATGCTATGGGAACAGCGCCTGCACAGGAAAACGAGAATCCAAACCAGGGACAGAGAAACCTTGGCGGAGAAGGCGGAGAGAATCCTGATCCGATGGAAGCCGCACAGAGAGCAGTGGCAGCAGAGAGACAGCGTATCGCTGACATCACATCTCTTTGCCGTACTTTCGGCGTCGATGAGACAAATTACATCACAGGCGGTATGACTCTTGATCAGACAAGAGCAGCAGTCCTTGAGGAAATTAAGAGGACACACGCACCTATAGGCGCAAGAGTGACACAGGATGAGGGCGATAAGTTCAGAGCGGCAGCAGCCGACGGACTTGCAATGAGATCCGGTGTGGCTGTAACAAATGCTGCAGAAGGCGCTGAGTCCTTCCGCAACATGGACCTTCGCTCACTCGGACAGGAGTGTCTCATCAGATCCGGTATGGATTCACTGAGAGTACGTTCAATGTCTTCTGATGAGGTCTTCAATGAGCTCACAAGACAGGCTTTCAATCCGACATCTGCATTCCCTGCGATCATGGACGCAGCAGTAAATAAGTCAGTAGTTGAGATGTATCAGCATGCACCTACTACCTTCCAGCTCTGGGTAACAGAAGGCTCAAAGAGCGATTTCAAGGAAACCAGAGACCATGAGTATGTTATCAACTCTGTTGGTGACTTCGATGAGGTTCCTGAGAACGGAGAACTTAAGAATTCAAAGATTGACACAGAGCTTCTTCCTACATCAAGACTCAAGACCTATGGCAAGCAATTCACAATGACAAGACAGGCATTCATCAACGATGATATCGGCCTTGTCACACGTATGCCTGGTCTTTACGCAACAAAGGCAAAGAAGACTATCGATAAGCTTGTTTATAAGACCATCTTCGATAACAAGAAGATTTTTGACGGAAAGACTCTTTTCCATGCAGATCACAATAACGTTATCGCACAGGGAACAGCTCCAACAGTTGCATCCCTTCAGAAGATGATCCTCACTATGCAGCTCCAGAAGGACCAGTTCGGAGAGCCAATCTACGTTACACCGAGACACATCGTTGTTCCTGTAGGCTATGGATTTGATCTTTACACAATCCTTCACTCTGCACAGACACCGGGAACAAACAATAATGACAAGAACGCTCTTGCAAACTTGAGCTATCCTCTCGATGTTATTGAGTCACCACAGCTCAATGCAATGGCAGGCACAAACGCAATCCCTTGGTTCATGGTTGCAGATCCTCTTTCAGCTCCATCTGTCGGCGTTGATTACCTTAACGGTAAGAAGATTCCTACAGTAAGACGTATGGAGGCAACAGGCACCCTTGGATTTGTATGGGACGTATATATCGATGCAGGTATCTGGGTACGTGACTTCCGCGGAATCGTAAAGAATCCGGGTGTTGCCATCAATATCTGATGAGAAAGGAGAATGAATATGTCAGCAAGTTATCTTCAGAGAGGTGAAGCTCTCGATTACCCTAACGCGTCTGGTGAAAAGATTGATGCAGGAACAATCGTAGTTCTGACAGCCGGAAAGGCCGGAAGAATCGGTGTCATCGGCACTGATATTCTGGATGGTGAGGTTGGAAGCGTACACGTTGCAGGTGTATTTGAAATGCCTAAGTCAAGTTCCAATGCCCTTACACTCGGTGAGGCGGTTTACTGGGACGGTGCCGGCATCACAGAAGCAGACAATAATGGTGAGGAAACACCAACCTACTACCCTGCAGCAGGATATGTTGCATCGGCTGCAGCAGCAGGTGACAGCACAGTCGCTGTCAAGATCGGATGAGCCTATGTTGATAGCGAAATCAACGATCTTTTATCATAACCATCAGTATCTTCCGGGGGATGAACTCCCGGAAGACTCTGAGGAGAAGAGTAAGTGGATAGAATGTGATTCTGCTTATGAGACCGAAGCAGTTGAAAAAAGACCGAAGGCAAAAAGGAGAACTGCAAAGGCAGGGCTCACAGGAACTGCAAAAGGCGACCTCGAATCAGACGAGAACCTGATAGGGCAGATACCGGATAATCCGGTGAGGAAAAGAAAATAATGGGATTCAAGGAGCAGTTATTTAAAGATATCAGCAACGTGTTTCTCAATCCGGAGGAATTCGGTGAGCCACACATGATAGACGGTAAAACCAAGAACGTCATAGTCGATAACATGGAGATCATAGAACGGTCGAAGAAACAGGCCGAAGATAACCGTATCGAAGGGATATACAAGAGGCAGCTCCTTTTTTATGTATCCAGGGCAGAATTCGGGAAACTTCCGGCAATCGGCAGGATCATGAAGTTTGACGGGAAAGATTACCGTATCGTGGATGCAATAGACGAAGGAGCTGTCTACTCGATCACGCTAGGAGTGATAACGTCATGAGTATAAGCTTCAGACTAAGAGAAGAGGACATTAACAGTGTCATAAGCGCCTTAAGGAATGTATCCGGTAAATCAGAGGAGCAAGTCTTCAAGAAGGCAGTGAATGAAACTGCAAAGTATGCAAGACGGGAGCTTTCAAAAAAAGCAAAGCGCGTGTACGCATCGCCTCAGTCTGATGGAATCTACGAAAGAGCCATCATCAAAAAAGCAACAGTAGGAGATCTCGGTGCAGAGGTTGATTTCGGAAACCAGCAAAGAGTGCCCAGCATCCTTAAGTTCCGGGCAGAACCGGAATCGACTCCTACAGTGTTCACGTCGCAAGATGTGAGAGCTAGGAGGATAGGAAACGGCTACAGGTATCTGGGAAAGCAGAAGTCCTACAACGTCCGGTCGTCCCAGTGGAGATCCGGCGGAATGACCACACACAGGGGCGCATTTATCGCCCATATGGCGAATAATGGTCCTGGCCACGATGGTATGTTTTACCGATCCGGTGGAACCACCAGAACAGGTAAGCCGAAGCTCATAGAGATCTATGGATCAACTGATAGAGCCATGGTCAGAAACGAAAAGGTCTATCCTGAGGTTGAACCGAAGATAGGGCAGAGACTCAACGAACAGGTACAGAAAGCACTCGCGAAGGCACTGGGAGGACGATAACGCATATGGAAATGAATACAAGAGGAAGGGTTCCGGCTTTCCTGCAGATGTCTCTGGCAGAAGAGATACGCAGGATAACAGCAGGAATGACCTTCAAGCAGCCACATTCGGACGAAAGGATACATCTTCAGGTGTTCGATCAGGCGCTTCCTAAGCCTTTTGGAAACGATTCCGAGACAGAAATGCAGGAATCCATAGCTTATGAAGAGCAGGAAGCCGAGGAAGCGGTATTTAAGTGTCCGTGGTGTATTGTTCGCATAGACAGCGGAGATATAAAAGGACCAAATGAGAATGTAAGGGTTTTGATGGGTGTTGAATTCGGAATATTCGATGATGATCCTAAGAATCAGGGGCATTTCGATGTAGAGAATCTCATATGGAAAGTCTATGAGCGTTTTGCAAAGGATCCATTACTTGCGAGCCAGTACACCTGCGAGTGTGATTTTAAGTTCGCACATCAGGACGAAGATACATTCCCGTACTTCTTCGGTGCCATAACTATGACATTCTCCTATCCGGGCATACAGAGAGAAAGCGGAGGAATATATATATGAGCAATAAACCAAAAGCACAGCCTGTGGAAGAGACTGTAGAGACCGTCGCAGAACCTACAGAGAAAGCCACAGAGACAGAAGAAATAAAAGCATACATAGGACCGACTATCCCGGGAGTTGCAAGGGGTACGGTCTTCAATAACGGGATTTCAGAGATCCTTAAGAAAGCAGCCGAAGACATGCCTGCATTCAAAAGCTTGATCGTCCCTCTGTCAGAGCTTAACAAAGCTCTGACAGAACTTCAGGACAAGAACAGCGCGAGAGCAAGAATATATAAGCTGGTTTTAGAAAAATATAACCAAGGAGGAATAAAAAATGGCTTATAATCACATGATTTCCACAAGAGAGAAAGAAACACAGCTCGTAACTCCTGTGGTCGGAACAGCAGCCCTTCAGGTTGTTATCGGTACAGCGCCGGTGAACCTCGTTGAGAATCCTGCAGCAGCAGTCAACAAGCCCATCATTGCATATTCTTACGCAGAAGCAGTGAAGGCTCTGGGTTACAGCGATGACTATGAAAAGTACACACTCTGTCAGTCAATGGATGCATCTTTCAGATTATTCGCAATAGCACCTGTGATCTTCATCAATGTTCTCGATCCGTCAAACGCGAATCACAAGACAGCAATGACAGGCGGAACCATTTCCATCGTGGATGGTGTTGCAAAGGTGACCGAGAAGGGCGTTCTTGTTGACAGTAACTTCACCGTTAAGGCAGATGCAGATACTGCTCTCACAAAGGGAACAGATTATCTCACATCTTTCGGGGATGATGGAACACTCGATATCACCATCCTTGAAACAGCAGCCACCACAGGCCTTACAAGCGTTATCGTGGCAGGTAACAAGCTGGCACCTTCAGGAGTTACTGCAAGTGACATCATCGGTGGCGTCAATGCATCAACAGGAGCAGAAAAAGGTCTCGAGGTTATCCGTCAGATCTATCCTAAACTCGGTCTTACACCGGGACTCATCCTTGCACCTGGATGGTCGCACAACGCATCTGTTGCTGCAGTCATGAGATCAAAGTGCCAGGAGATCAACAAACTCTTCACATGCGAGGCAGTTGTTGATATCGCTGCAAATGCATCAACCGGCGCAGCTGTTTACACAGATCTCCTTACGGCAAAGACAAATCTTGGCGTGACTGATCCTCATGTGATCCTTTGCTGGCCTAAGGTTAAGTCCGGAGAAAAGGTATTCTTTTTCTCGGCAGTGTGGGCTGCTATGACAGCTTATTGCGATGCACAGCACGGTGATGTTCCATATAAGAGCCCTTCAAACGAGCTTCTTAACGTGACCGCAGCAGTCCTGGATGATGGCACAGAGGTTCTCCTCGACATTTCACAGGCTTCGCTCGCGAATAGCTACGGTATTGTTGTAGCTATCAATGATCAGGGCTGGAAGTCATGGGGAAACAATACATCTGCATATCCTGGCAACACGGATACTAAGGACCGTTGGATAGCTTGCAGACGCATGATGAGCTGGTACCGCAACCGCTTCATCCTTACGTACAAGGATAAAGTAGATGATCCTGTAAACCCGAGACTCGTTGAGGCGTTTGTTGACAGTGAGAACATGTACCTCAACTCACTTTCAACCGGAGATGGAGCCATCGCAGGAGGCGTTATCTACTACGATGAAGCTGCCAACACTAAAGAGAAGATCATGAACGGAGAAGTCCATTTTGATACAAAGATAGCATTCTGGACACCAGGAGAATGGATCGAGAATGCAATTGAATTCGACCCTAACATCCTTAAGAACGCAATGGGAGGTAATTCATAATGAGCAAGAACATAACATCAGCAGCAATTCCTGAAATTATCAATAACTTCAAGGTTTATAACGGTGACGGCAATGAACTTATCGGAGTAACAGCTGATATGTCATTGGCCGAACTTAACAATCTGACCGCAGAAATAAGAGGCGCAGGCATCGCCGGCGCCTACAATACACCTGTCATCGGACAGTATGGGTCCATGCAGCAGGAAGTGCCGTTCCGTGTCCTGTATAAGGAGATGGCGGAAATGATTAATCCATTGAAGCCGACAAGAGTTAATGTGCGTGGTGCGATCCAGGTCACAGACAAAGCGACCGGAGTTGCAAGAATGTGCGGATTCAGATACGTAGTTGGCGGTCATTGTGTAGCTACAAAACCTGGTACTGCACAGCCGGGGAGTCCTATGAACGGCTCTGTAACCATTGAAATGACATATGTGCTCATCGAGATTGATGGTGAGAAGGTAGTAGAGATCGATAAGCTTAACAATATCTGCTGGATTGACGGAGTAGACCTCCTTGAGGAAGTACGCCGTTACTGCTGATCATAAGGAGTGCAAGTTATGAGTAAAAAGATTGTTGAAAATATGGAGGGAGGGGCTGTAGAGAATACAGCTCCTCAGACTGAGGATAAAGCTGAAAAGGACATTAAAGACCTGATGAAACTGACACTTGGACAGCCGTTCAAGTACGATGGTGAGGAAATCAAAGAGATCGATTTATCCGGACTTCTTGATCTTAATGCCCGCGATCTCGTAGAGATAGACAGAGAAATGACGAGACAGGGGTTCACCGGCTCCAGAATCGAACTGACCAGACAGTACGCCATGCTGGTAGCTGCCAAGGTCGCAGGTAAACCTTATGACTTCTGTGACCGTATGAGTGCAAGGGATTCGATCAGACTAAAAGAGTATGTAACAACTTTTTTGTACGCCACAGCCTGAATCCGGGAGCTGTGGGCTCTATCCGAAAGACGATAGTGGCTGTGGCTATGAGGACAGGCACAAGTATGGAGTTTTTATACGCTCTTCCACTGGATGAGCTTGATAACATTGTGGAAGAGATCTTGAAGCTGAGAAAGGGAAAAGGATAAAAATGGCAGACAGTAAATATCAGCTCGCGCTGCAAATTGTCGGAATGGTGGATGCATCACTCGGCAAGTCAGTGCAGATGACAAAAAAGCAAATGAGAGATCTTGCAAAAGCGGCCGCACAGGCTTCCGGGCAGGCCGTATCTGTCAACGAAGCTTTTTCCAAAGCATCTCCCGGTATAGACACAATGTGGGGAGGAATGACGAAGGCCGCAGGAACGGCCGTAAATGCCGCAAAGCTGGCGGCAGGAGCAGTAACAGCGTTAGGATCAGCGTCCACGATGGTGGGCGCTGATTTTGAATCCGCTATGTCCTCATGGGCAGCCACTGCTCGAGCGACAAAAGAGGAATATGTGGCCGCAAAAGCTGCAGCCATGGAGATGGGAAGATCTACATCAAAGACCGCGTCTGAGTCGGCTAATGCCCTCGAATACATGGCTCTCGCAGGTTGGTCGGTAGAAGATTCAATAAAAGGGCTTCCATCAGTTCTTAAGCTTTCTGAAGCCACAGCACTGGACCTCGCGACCACGTCAGATCTTGTAACAGACTCAATGTCTGCAACAGGTGTGGCGGTCGATGGTCTTTCACACTATCTTGACGTTGCCGCAATGGCCAATAACAAGTCAAATCAGACCGCGCAGCAGTTAATGGAAGCATATATAAGTGTCGGCGGTGTCATGAAGAACCTCAACGTCCCTATCGAGGAGAGCGCTACAGTTCTAGGCATGCTGGCCAATCGAGGTATCAAAGGCTCTGAAGCCGGTAATGCACTGAATGCAGTCATCAATAACATGACCACCAGATTCGGAAAGGCCGGAAAGATGATGGATAAGCTCGGCCTGTCAGCATTTGACAGCGAAGGCAAGTTCAAAGGCTTGAAACAGACCTTCCTGGAACTCAATGAGCGGCTTGAAGGCATGTCAGAGGAAGAAAGAAACCTTGCACTGGCGTCCCTGGGTGGAAAAGAACATACAGATGCTCTCAATGACATCATGCAGGGACTTACCACAACCCTCGCAGATGGAAGAACAGAATGGGATGCTCTCGAGGATTCTCTTAATAACTGTAGCGGTGCTCTTGAACGTATGGCAGACACAAAGCTTGATAATCTTAAGGGTGATTTTTCAAAAATGACATCAGCCATGCAGGATGACGCGATCCGTATGTATGACGTGTTCAAGGAGCCTATGAGGGAGGCAGTGCAGGAAGGCACTAAGTGGATAGGCGATTTCGGAAAGGTGGCAGAAGAAACATTTACGGAGAAGCTTCCAACCATAAGGAGAGAGCTTCTGGACGGAAAAGATGCTCTTACCGAATTCACTGAACCGGCTATAGCGACAGCCAAGTTCCTTGCAGAAAATGGTGACAAAGTTGTAGGCGCGATAGTCGGAATCGGTACGGCGATCACGACGCTGAAGGTTGCGAAAGAAGTAACTACAGGGCTCGCAGGAATTCAGGGATTCATCGCCGCAATGGCGTCGAATCCGGTAACGGCGGCAATAGGCGGAGTGGCACTTCTGGGTGGAGCAGTTGCCGGAATAATCACACAGGAAAAAATAGCCGCAAAGCAGGCGGCTAAGAATAATCTCGCAAAGCATTTCGGAGATATCACATTATCCCTCGAAGATCTTAAGGACGTTTCCAAGTCAATCCTTGGAGCAGAGCTCTTTGAGAACCTGTCAGAATCCATGAAAGAACTGGAAAAGATGGATGTTATCTCTGAAAAGCTTACTGATGCAAGCAAGAAGATCAACAGGATTACATGGAAAGTGGGCTCGGGATTCAGTCTTACGGAAACAGACAGTGCAGATCTCAAAAATTCTATCGATACGATGGTAAATGAGAGCCTTGCGGCAGTAGAGCAAGGCAGATACACGGCGCATGTATCCGTCACAGCTTTGTTTGGGCAAGGGAACGAAAAGGGCGAGAAAATCCTAAACGAGTTGAACGGCATGTACGAGGGCATTAATTCCGAAGTGCAGGCGCTGGGAGAACAGCTCGGTAAAGCCTATAGTGACGCCATGGAAGACGGAATCGTTGACATGGACGAGGCAAAGCTGATTCAGGAACTTCAAGAAAAACTGGCAAGCATTACAAATGAGGTTACACAGGCACAATCTGAGGCAAGACTTGAAAGAATCAGTCTGAAATACTCTGGAGAGACGCTTACTGCAGAAACATTTGAAAATCTCCAAAGAGAGATAAGCGATCAGATTGAAAGCATGTCTGAGAATTACAACGATGCATATGAGTACAATCTGGGAGCATTAAAGATAAAGCTTAACAGAGGAGAGATCACACAGGATTCTTACGACGAGCTTAAAGCAGATCTTGATTCACAACTTCAGACAAATCTCGATGCTTTAACTGAAAAGGGCTTCAATTATTCACTTGAAACTGTTGAAAGCTCATATCGAGAAGAACTTGATGCATTTGCCGAGAAAGTCCCTGGAATTCTCGAGGAAGCCATCGGAAAGATGCAGGGCGGCATGGACGGGATCGAAGTGTTCAACGGCCCCGTACTTGATAAATCTTTTGGAGTGGATCAGGCGACACAGGATGCAGTCAGACAACTTCTCGACAATATGGAACCTCAGATTGCTGAGATGAGGGAAAAGGCTGAGGAATACAGAGCAGCAGGCGAAGAGATTCCGAAAGCCCTGCAAGAAGGCTTGAATGATGTAACAGCCCTCGAAGCTCTGACTGGTGATGTAGCAGCCATGAACAAAGTTCTTGGAGATGCAATAGCGGAGAATGACGAGTATCAAAACACGCTCAATACTCTCGAAGAGCAAGGTGCGTTTATTCCGAAAGCCTTGGGTGACTCAATCACAAGCCACAAGGATGAGCTGGACAGATCTGCAAGACAGTTAAGAGCTGATGCTGCAGCAAGCTTGGACAGAGAGTTCAGTTCACCGTTTTCTATATCTGCAGACGTAAATGTAAATTTCCGGCCTATATCCACCATCATAGGCGCTGAGGCAACAAGCAAGACCGGAATAAAGAAGCATGCATCAGGTGGTATCGTAAGGTCTCCGGAGCTCTCCTGGATAGGTGAGGGCGGTGACGATGAGGGAATCATCCCTATCAACAGATCACAGCGTGCAGCAGAACTCTATAACCAGGTCGGACAGGAACTTGCGGCAGCAGGCAACACCGGAATAGGCACAACAGGCGGTGCTGTGAATGTGACTTATGCGCCGGTATTCCAGATAAGTGGTTCAGCCAATGAGAGTGATTTGAGAAAAGTGACCGCAGAATCTTATCAGCAGTTTAAGAACTACATGCAAAGATTCGTGCGGGATAACGTGAGACTCAGCTACTAAAGGGAGGAAAAATGGCATCGAAAGCAAAAAAGTACATAACAGTTGCGGGAGATACATTTGACACTGTCGCATACCGTTTCTATGGACAGGAACGGTACTGTGACAAGCTCATGGATGCCAATAGAGATTTATTGGACTATCTTATATTCCCTGCAGGTTTGGAAATGACTATACCGTCAATGGATTCGTTCACAAATAATGATGTCGCATCTGATTTCCCGGATTGGAGGTCGGTACTGAATGGCCAGAGCTAGAAGAGTTGTTCCTCTCATTTTTTATGATGGCAAGGAAGTAGGACTCACACAAAGAGTGGAGCAGATTGAGTATACGGATAACGATCAGGGCAAGGCTGACGAGATTGTGCTCACATTTGCAGGATCCGCAGCAGACTGGATGCGGATGTCGGACATACAGAAAGAGCACAATCTGGAAGTGGCGTTGACATTTGCCGGATGGAACTCACCAACAGGATGGGATAACTATCACTGCGGTAACTTCACTGTGGACGATATCCAGTTCGGCGGGCCTCCGAGCATATGTACAGTAAGAGGTATATCCCTTCCGGCATCCACGGAGTTTCAGACAACAAAGAAGTCAAAGGTATGGTACAACGTCACGCTAAAGCAGATCGCGCAGGAAAAGATGGCTCTTTACGGTATGACGAACCTGTACTACTGGGGCGAAGAACCGGTCATAGAGGTAGTCGAACAGGCCAACCAGACGGACAGTGAATTTCTTTACGATCTGTGTCGGCACGAAGGCATGTTCATCAAGATGTATAAGGTCGGTTTTGTTATATTCGACAAAAAAATATACGAAGCCGGCGGTGTTAAGACGACATTCAGACCTAAGGATATAGAGTCCTACACATGGAATTCCACGCTTGTAGGTACATATACAGGAGCCACGATATCCTATACGAACCCTGATGCAAAAAAGAACACGGCCAAGGCGTCAAAGGCAGAAAGTCAGGCTAAAAAAGCGCAGGATGAGGCAAACAAAGCAATCCAGGCAAGAGACCCGAATTCATACAATGTCGGCAAAGTGGATCCTACGGCAGAAGGAAAGATGATCTGTGTAGGAGTCGGAACGGGGCCGAGAGTCCTGCAGATAAATGAACATTGTGAGAATGAGACAGAGGCAAGGCGTAAAGCCATTGCCAGGATAAACGAAGAGAACGAGAAAGCTGTGACGATTCAGTTCACGACCATATGTAACTGCGATGCTTATCTGAATGCGACAAATAACTTCAATATAGCAGGAATGGGGAGGATGAATGGAAAATATTCCTGCACATCTGTCACTCATTCCATAACAGGATCCGGACACAAGATGACTGTGACCGGATATAAGATTTTTAATCGTTTTTAGGAGGTGCTATGCAGGGCATAAGAATAGGATTCATATCATCATATGATGCCGCGACAGGAGAAGCATCGGTCTTTTATCCGGATCTGGCGCTGACTGTTACACAGAAATTAAAAGTATTTGCACCTTTGGGATGCAAGCAGACACTTATGAAAGACGATCAGGTGCTTGTATTGCATCTATCAAATGGGAGCGAGGCAGGGATAATCATCGGCAAGATAGTTGATGGAGGGGCAGGGATAACCGCTGCAGGAGGAGAGCTGGCACTTACGGGTGCAGCAGGATCTATCACATTATCAGACCTGATCAATATAAAGAATAAGGTTTTGTGAGGTGAGCAGTTATGAAAATCGGAAATTGGGGAAGCGGAGTGAAGTTTCAGACCAGTGACAGCAGAGTGCTCACGTTCCAGTCGATGAAGCGCAGCTTTTCGGCACAGACCAGTAAGCACAAAGTGCTTGGCGGAGTTAAGCCCCGACTTGAATTCTTGGGTCCTGACCTTGAGACCGTGACATTTACCATGGAAATTAATGCATTGCTGTGCCATAGACCGCAGAAAGTAGAAGAGAAACTTCTGAAAGCTGCCAGAAAGGGTGTGAGCTATCCTCTGGTCATCGGCGGGAAAAGCATACTGAAAAAAGCGATCATCACAAGTATGTCTGCGAGCTACGACATAGTTTTGAAAAAGGGCGAGATATATTCGCTAAAGATAGATGTGACGCTCACGGAAGATAACTAAGGAGGGGATATGCAGTTCAATTTTATCTCAAACGAAGAATCAGAAGAGATCAATGATGCGATAAAGTGTCTCAAGAATATCATGCAGATTCCCGAAGGCTCCATACCTTTGAACAGGGGATTAGGGCTTAAGTGGGCGGCGCTTTCGTCTGTTCCTGAAGACCTGGAGAATGATTATGCAACAGACCTCATTGAAAAGGTCGAAACATGGGAGCCGAGGCTTGAGGTGACAGAGGTCAGCTTCGATTATGGGAATGTTGGCGATGTTACGGTAAATGTTCAGATAGAGCTCTCTGATGAATATTACGATTCTGATGATGAGGAGGATGAGGAATGAGCACAAGCAATCTGGACTCGATCATGAGCTATCCGGATGTCTCTTTCATCGGTGATCTGTCGATGGGAACATTGGAAGAGAACATGATCAAGTGGTTCAAAGAAAAGAGAAAAGAGATAACCGGTAAGGATATCACACTAGGCGCCGCGGATGATAGAAGGCTGATTCTATCAACGTGCGGCTATTTTATCTACCAGGCCTTTCAGAAAACTGACCAGGCAGGAAAGATGGGACTACTTAAGTATGCGACAGGTGATTTTCTTGAGGAGCTCGGAGCCTTTAAAGGAGTCTCAAGGAACCCTGCGAGAGGAGCATCCGTGACACTCAGGTATTCCATGGTAAGTGCAAGAGAGTCGGTGACACCGGTTCCTGCAGGTTCACAGGCAACAGCCGGAGACGGAATGCTATTTACAACACAGGAATATGCAGAGATTGCAGCAGGTGAGTTATATGTGGATGTTAAGGCTGTCTGCGATACTCCGGGAACAGAGGGAAACCTTTATGCAATAGGTGAGATCAGTAAGATGGCAACTCCGGTACCGTTTGTGGATACGGTATCAAACATCACAAAGAGTCAGAATGGACGAGATCTTGAAACGGATGATAATTTCAGGGAACGCATTTACCTTGCACCTGAATCTTATACATCCGCAGGTTCCAAGGGAGCTTACGAATATTATGTGAGGACCTATGACTCAACCGTAGAAGATGTGCACATAACGTCGCCTTTGCCACGCCATGTGGCCATCAGATGCATACTGGCAGGAGGAGAACTCCCGGAGGAGGAATACATAAACGGTCTCACAGCGTATCTTAGCAGCGATGAAGTCAAGATGCTTACGGACAAGATAGATGTCGAAACGCCTGAAACAGTAGATTATGCGCTGAATATGACCTACTACATTAACCAGTCCGACAGTGCATCAGCAATCACTATTCAGACTGCAGTCAATAATGCAGTGGCCCAGTACATCCTGTGGCAAAAGTCGAGGATAGGCAGAGATATCAATCCGGATGAACTTATAAAGCTTGTGAAGGAAGCCGGGGCGAAAAGAGTGGTCGTCACATCACCAGTGTTCACAGCTATATCAACAGATTCAGTTGCCAAACTCACGACTCAGACAGTGACGTACGGAGGACTGGAAAATGATTAAGTACAAAGACGGTGAGCCTATCGACCTTCTTCCATCGCATTTCAAGGAAAATGCAGATGCAGTCGCCATAAGTTACGCTTGCAAGATGGCAATAGCATCGCTCCTCGAATGTCAGAAATTGACTCATTTATACTCGGACATAGATTCGATGCCAGAGGAACTTTTGGATCTGATGGCTTTAGAGATGAAGGCACCATATTACTCGGAAAATCTGGAGATAAGTATCAAGAGAAAACTGGTCAAAAACGCAATATTGTGGAGATCAAGAGCAGGCACAAAGAAGTCTGTGCAGGATCTCATCACGACGATATTCGGCGAAGGCGAAATAATCGAATGGTACGATTTCGAGGATGGCCCCGGAACTCCGGGAGTATTTGACATAATTACGCCCGTTCCGCTTACAGAGGAATCATTTAATCAGGTAAGTCAGATCATAGACCAGGTTAAAAACGCCTCATCTCACATCCGCTACCTGTCGGCTCGCCATCAGGTAGAGAAGGAATGGACAGCGAAATTCGGCAGAACAGTCAATAACCGTATGGCTGTCACCAATGATGTGAATATTGATGATCCTGATCAGGCGCTGTTCATGGACCAGTTTTACGCTTTGGCGGAGGACTCATACTTTACATCTGATGAGGTCCTTGACGTGCCGGACTACAGTCAGAACGAGAACACTACACGCTATGCGGCGATGGGGATCGTGCAGCATAGCTGCCAGGATATAGGAGGTGTAAATGGCACTATTTGAAAGGCATTCTCTCACGAATGCAGGCAGGAGCCTTATCGCAAAGGCGCAGGCAGGGCTGACCACCATTAACTTCACGAAAGCTGTTTCTGGAGCGGGTCTGTGGGCGGAGACAGAGGATATTTCCGCAGCCACACAACTTAAGACTCCGAAGCAGAACTTTACATTTTCTGAAATCACCATACCGCCCGGCAATAACTCCACGGTGGTCCTCAAGGTGATCCTGTCGAATGTGGGGCTCACAGAGCTCTACTATGTGACGGAGCTTGGTATCTACGCAGAGGATCCTGACGATGGGGAGATACTTTACGCAATACTCACATCTTCCCATCGCATGGAATATCTGCCGGCGGAGAATGGAATAGGAACATCGGCCATCACGGTTAGGCTCAACATTGAAGTCTTTAATGCAGCATCCGTGACGGTAGAAATGGCGGGAGCTTACGTTTCCGCAGATGATTTCGATGTTGTGAGAAACATCGTCAATCTGATAAATAACGCGATAACAGGCGGCAATGCCGGTCAGATCCTCAGGAAGACCGCGAACGGCAATTATCTCTTCGGATGGGATGATGAGAAAGTGGAAGTCACCACCAAGAGCAGGGAGAATTTCCCGGAGACAGGCGCTGCCAATGCTATTTACGTCGATGTGGATTCATCGTCCATTTACATCTGGAAGAATGGTGCATACTTCAAGCTTCCTTTGGGCGCCGAAGCCGCTGAGACCTTGCAACAGCAGATAACAGAGCTTCAGAACAAGTTTTATCAGACTCCCATAACTGCTCTTGCGTCAGCGTGGACAGAAACCACGGAGAACGGTGTGAGCGTGTATAGCCAGAACATTAACGTTACCGGTATGACGAAAAACACCATGGCCAAGGTATGGACGAGGCTTATCAGCAATGATGCATCCGTGATCTTACTGGAACAGAAGGCGCAGGCCATATTCACAGGGCATGGGAAGGCATATTCGCAGAATGGTTATATTCATCTCAAGTGCTATGGCAAATGCCCTGCACATGATTTTGGTTTGATCATAGAAGGGAAATGATTATGGAACTTTTAATGGTAGGCGGCGGTGATTCCGTCGATTATGAGTCTCTCACGGCGAGTCCCGGAGAGGTAATGGAAGGAAAGGGGTTCCTGGGTGCTGGTTCTGATGAGGTACAGACAGGAACGGCAAAGGACAGGTCACAGAGGGGGACATCACCGGGTATAGAAGGGGAGACGGGCAAGCCCATACATCAGTCGGCTTCGAGCAGGTTTGTCACAGACACGAATGGTGCGAACAGACTCATCATGTGTCCGCCGGATGGCATTTATCCAGGAGAGGATGTTTATGTAGGCGATGCGCCTGAAGACCTTGGAATCGCAGCAGAGAAGATCGCATACGGACAGGAGATAGGCAACATACACGGAAGGTTCACAGAAGACGGGACCGCAGCCGCAAGGGACATGAGAGCCGGAAAACGGGCTTATGTAAAAGGCCAGGTCATTGATGGCGCTCTTGCAGACAAGGGAGCCATATACAAGGAACTCTCAGCGGGTGAGACATACACCATAGGCGAGGGCGTTTACTCGGAAGGAAGAGTTGTGGCAAAGAACCTGTCATCCCAGACTCAGGGAACGGCAGCAGCAGGCAATATCCTTTCCGGTAAGACCGCATGGGTGAACGGCATCAAAGTGACCGGATCTATGGCGAACCGTGGACAGTACCAGTATGGCGGAATGGGGGAAGGCAGTGATTACTATGCGATCAACAGCTTGCCCGAGGGAGCTTACTTCAAGAATGGTGAATCATGGGCGCCTGAGGCGAGGATTTCCAAGAGCACTTTAAGGTCATATCTTGGTGTATCCGCAGGAAAGATAGCAAAGGGGCAGTCAATAGCGGGTGTGACAGGATCATGGTACGGGAATAAAACAACAATAGGCGTTAGCACTTATGACGCCAGAAATGCAAGTGAAAATTATGCTGAGCAATCCTTCACCATGCCGGCATCAGGCACTGTGTACTATGGAGGCTGCACGGGAGGATGGTATTATCCGGACGGTGATACTAACGCGACATGCGCAATTTATAAAAATGGTTCCGTCGTAAACAACGCTAACATTTCCAGTGGTAACTACACGTTTAGAGGCGGCATGTTCAACAGGTCATTTTCAGCTAATGCAGGCGATGTAATCAAGGTAGTCGCTTCGTGCTCAAGGGGAAACCGAGGAGACTTTATAATGTCGGCAATACAAGCTGTGATCGTTTACTAAAGGGTAATTATTAAATTACAAATACATTAACAGGAGGAAATTATCATGATAGAGGTTTATAAACAGGTCCTGACGACATTAGGATCTAACCTCCACGCCCAGAACCTTGCCGGTGACAAGATCGAGTTCACCCGGTTCCAGTTCGGTAACGGCACTTACACCGGAACTGAGTCTACAGAAACATTGGCATCTATGACATCCCTTAAGAGTGTGAGGGACACTTTTGACATTGCGAATGTGGAAAAGCAGAACGATGCCACGTGTAAGCTGACGATGACCGCAACGAACCTTAATGTCACGGTGGGATATTACATCACGGAGATAGGCATTTTCGCAAAGAAAGCAGGAGGCGCGGAGATCCTTTACTCCATCATTGTGACAGATCCGAACAAACCTGAATGGTTCCCGGCATATAATTCAGTGGCTCCGGCGTCCATCGAGTTCCGGGATTTCATATCTGTCGGCAATGCCGACAATGTGACTCTCAGCGTGGATGCAGCAGGGCTTGCGACTATCAAGAACCTTGAGGATCTTCAGGATTTCCTTGAAGCTCGGCTTGACGAACAGGCCATAGGGCTCCGTATCACAAGGGATGCTGTGGACGAGCTTGTGGGATTTACGATATCGAAGACCCTGACGAACTCTGAGAGCTACCCGTGGAACAACAGCCTCACGACGGTAGCATTATCCGGAGCCCAGGAACGGCTCTCCACGGACTACACGGTGACATGGGAGATCGTGAGCGTTACCGGAGGCTTTGTTGAGGACGTGATCATAAGCGACAAGCTGGTGAATGGGTTCAAGGTTGCGTTCAGCGGATCAGCTACCAGCGTAACGCTGAAGCTTTATGTAAAGGGAGGCAAATGATGGCTAACGTGATCATTAAATCAGACGAAAGAGTTGCAAGTGAGGCGCGGATGCTCAGGGAGTTCGGCGGTGACAGCAATAATGCCATGCACAGGGAGTGCGTGGCAGAGATTGCGGCGAAGACTGCCGAGGCAGTACACGAAATGGACAGAATGGAGGGAAGATAAATGAAGGAAGTTATCGTTACAGAGGGAAGGCACATTGAATATGTGACCACTAAGAAGAGCATCACCTTCGGGGATGAGGATCTCATGCTGAATCTCAGGAACCGTGAGCAGGACGAGGATGTGATGATAGACATCTGCATGGACAGAGACGGGTATCTTCTTGTGGGATGCGATTCGGCTCACAGGTATGTGGCACAGGTACAGATTCCGGCGAGAAAGTACAACGAGGTCGAGATGGATAACCCGGACTATGATCCGGAAAAGCCGGCGGGAGAGGGAAACCCGGAGAAGATCATCACACGCGAACCGGTGGCATTCGATACTAAGAACTGCACCATCTATCTTTACGCTTTGGAGGTATAAGCATTATGGCAAATTACGACTCAATGAAACTCGCTGTCGAGATGATGACCGGTGGCAAGAACACAGTACTGTACGATGATTATGGCATGCCTTCCGTTATGGTGGTCATTCCTAAGGTTATGAACAATGCACTCATCACAGGTGCACCCGCAACGGTTCATCCGGCATTTATAGTTAATGGCATTGAAAAGGATAAAGCGTATTTTTCGAAGTATATCAACATCGTAAAGAATAACAGAGCATATTCTCTACCGATGCAGGATCCGAGGGCGAATGTAACAATTGACCAGGCACGAGAATTCTGCCGCAACAAGGGCGCCGGGTGGTCACTGACTCCTGCCGCTTTGTGGTCAGTGGTTGCGCTCGGATGCAAGAAAGCGGGATTTATGCCGCACGGCAATAACAACTATGGTAAAGATGTGGACCATCCTTATGAAACAGGTGTAGTCACATATAAAGACGGTCAGAATAACGCACGTACAGCAACCGGTTCGGGGCCTGCCACATGGTATCATGACGGAACTTTTACTGGGATTGCGGACATGAGCGGCGATGTGTGGGAATGGCAGGATGGCGTGAGACTAATGGACAGCGAGATCCAGATAGTGCCTAATGCTGACTGCATGCTCGCCACATCGGACATGGGCGCATCATCGGCACTGTGGAAAGCTATCCTGGAAGACGGTTCCCTTGTGGCAGGCGGTACCGCAGATACCCTGAAATATGCAGCGGGTAAGGTGTCAAAGACTGCCGCATCAGCAGATTTCAATAACGCTTTTCAGTCATTGGTAGCAGATACCGGCGTTACCGTTCCGGATATTCTCAAGGAGCTCACCTTGTTCCCGGCTGATGCGGACGGATACGAAGGCGACTGGTTCTACGTGAATAAGTCCGGAGAGCGCGTTCTTCGGCGTGGGGGCGACTGGAACGCTGGGTCCGGGGCCGGCGTTTTCTACTCGCTTCTGGATAGCTCCCGCTCCAATGCCAACACGAGCAGCGGGTTCCGCTCCGCTTTTTATGATATCTGAGACCTGATTTAAAACAGTATTTTTGAGGTAATAGAGCAAATGGATGCAGAGGATTTTAAGGGTGGAAAACTTGATGATGTGGTGCAAAGCTATCTGGAGCTCCGGATCTTGGAGATGATGGAATACGGATATATTGCGCTGAATCAGTTTCCAAAAGCAGAAAAGCATACGACAGTGGCTGAGATAAAGAACATCATGGGAGAAATGCTAGAGCTTTCGGTAGAAGTATCTGCAAAGTATCAGAAAAAGACCACGCTTCAGAAACTGGACGTAGCAAACAAGAAGCTCAAGTTGTACCTTAGGCTCTGCATGAAGCTTGGCTATCTACCTTTTAAAAAATATGACGTTTGGACAGACAAGCTCACTGAAATAGGCCGCATCATTGGCGGTTTTATCAGAAGTGAGTCTGCCTGATCGGGATTGGGATATTGCGTTCTTCAGCGTGGGGGCAACTGGAACAATGGGTCCAAGGCCGGCGTTTTCTACTCGAATCTGAATAACACCCGCTCCAATGCCAACACGAACATCGGGTTCCGCTCCGCTCTGTCTTGCAGCCAGAAGCTCATATCTCAAGGGATATGTCCCAGTGCAACAGAGATAAAGGATCCCAACTCCGCAACCAAAGGTTGAAAAACGATCAGATACCTGGTACCGCCAGTAGCACCATGCAAAAGCTGACCTGGTATCGAAATAAATATGAGAATCAAAAATATTTACTACAAAATAATATCTTACGAAAGCCTGTATATAGCTGAAAACGAGGTACACAGCAACGGTAGGGAATGCCTCCGATACAGGCTTAACCTGGAAGACAATCTTCATTTGCTTCATAAACGGCTGGAGGCCATGGACTTTCCGGAGGTCATATACCATACGTTCTTCGTGTACGAACCTAAAGTGAGGCTTGTGGTATGCACTGACTATGAAACTAAGATCGTGCAAAGAGCTATCTATGATACACTCGCACCTCTGATCAACAGGACTCTGATAAAAGACACATACAGTTGTATCGAAGGCAGGGGTCAGAAAGCGGCCGTGGAAAGGCTGCGTAGTTGGTTCAAGATACAAGATCACTCAGATATCGACTGGGATTACGGCAAATTCGACGTAAAGAAATTCTTTTACAGGATCGATCATGAGATCCTCATGGAACTCCTGGAGAAGAAAGTAAGTGATAAGAAACTGCTCAGACTGGTAGAGTATTACATTTCCGGAACCGGAAGGCCTTTCGGGCTGCCATACGGAGCCGAACCTCTCACAGTGAGACCGGAGGAAATGCTGTGGGATAAAGGCATACCAATAGGCGGCGGACTGAGCCATCTGCTTGGCAATGTTTATCTGGATCCGCTGGATCAGTTTGCAAAACGTGAGCTTGGGATAGATAAGTACATCCGATACATGGATGATTTTGTGATAATGGAGCAGGCGCTTGGACTTGTGAAGAGCCACGGCGTTGCAATGGAGCAGTTCATAGGCGAGAGACTTAAGCTAAGACTGAACAATAAAACGGCTTACAGACCGGTATGTTGTGGATGTGAGTTCGTAGGTATAAGGATATATCCGGAACATATGGTACATCGGAAAAGCACCACTCTGAGGATGAAGCGTCATCTCAAAAATACAGCAGAGAAGTACCATGATTATGAAATATCTTACGAAAGAGCCAGAGATACTGTAGCAAGCTACAAAGCGCTGCTGAAACACACGGACAACAAGAACTTGAGCCGGAAAATATGGAGCGATTTCGCACTTACTCATGGAGATTTAAAATCTCTTCCGGAGTATGACAGTGCACAGTATGACCATATTATCAGGGATATCAAAGATGGAGGAATAGTAGAATGGGTTTAAACGACAATTTCAAATGCCGGCTAAAGCGCGGAGATGGGAAATGTGGCTTAGACGGATGCAGATGCAAAAAGAAATGCGACAGGAAGTATCTTTGCCAGGAATGCATTTCCAGTATTATCCCATATTCACAAGAGCCATGTGCCTCGTGCTATTTTCGAGATAAAGAAACCATGAGGGAGTATATCATGGATCATTAAAGCGTATCAGATTGGGGAGGAAATAATGGATAAACCAATAAACATGACACCACAGGAACTTGCGATGTGGCTGATCGCCGGAGCTATAGCACTTTCTGTGGCTCTCGAAAAGCTGTCCAAAGGCGCACGCATCATATATGACCTGATCAAACGTGCAAAACAGCCGGAGGAAAGCCAGAACGAGCAGATAAACGCCAATGCCGAGAAACTTCAAAAACATGATACTTATTTCGAGAATGACAACAGACGGCTCAACGAGATAGAGGCATGGGTCACCACAAACGACAGGATCATCCGGGAGCATGACAGGAAGATAGCAAACCAGAAGGATGCAACGGAATCCCTGAGAAAATACATGGAAATCCAAATGAACGCGCTCCTCGCTATGCTCCAGTCGCTGGGCAAGCTGTCACCTGACAAGGACATCGATGATGCCACAAAAGAGATACTGTCATTTTTATCACACGAAAAATTAGGAGGGAAAAATGAATAATACATTAATCATTGAACATCTGGCAACATTATTGACCATCTTCGGGGTGCTTGCTCTGATTGTTGCTGTAATAGTGCAGACCATCAAAGAGCTACCGGGACTTAAAGACGTACCCACCTCACTTGTAGCACTCATCGTATCTGAGATAATCACTATTCTGGCTGTGCTGAGTTGGTGTGATTACCATGCGATCATCATTGTGTGGTATTACGTTGTAGGAGCAATGATAGCAGGATTTTTTATTTATATGGTCGCAACCGGAGGATGGGAAAAGCTGAACAAGATCTGGCAGCGTACCCGTTATAAAGATTCCAAGGAATTTTAAGAGAGGAGGTGATCCTTTATCTCGTCAGCTCATGACGTTACATGAGTAATATTTTGTATGTGTGCCCTGTACCTGTCCCCACCCAGACAGGCACAGGGCTTTTAAGTTAGTTAATTAAGTCGAGTTAAGTCAACAATTAAGTCAAGAGCAAAAAGTAATGATAAAAGTAATTACTTTTCGAATTTTAAGGAGCAGATATGACGGACTCTTACGAAAGAAACTATGTTTGGAATTTTTTTATTAATAACGGATTAACACCTGAGGGCGCATCCGGACTTATGGGAAACCTTTATGCCGAGAGCGGAGTGGGATCTAAAGTGCTGGAAAATCTCTGTAGGAAAAGATACAGCGAAATAGGAATTATCTACACGGACAGCACTTATACAAATGCTGTGGATGATGGCTCTATCACGAGAGACGAGTTTATCAAGCCTATGGGAAAACACTATGGCTATGGACTCGCCCAGTGGACAGCATCCGGAAGGAAGGCAGGGCTTTACGATTATACAGTTGGCCGAGGTAAATCCATCGGAGATTTACAAGCACAGTGTGAATATCTCCTAAACGAACTAAAGACAAGTTTTAAAAGGGTTTATCAGACGTTAAGCACGTCAAAAGATATAAGCACAACATCAGACATAGTGCTGATGGAATTTGAAGCTCCGGATAACGCAGGGAGTTACAAAGAGCTCCGGAGAAGATACAGTGAGGAGTTTTACAAGTTATACGGAGGTACAAAGATGGTAATTATTGGATCAGCAAGAATCGATGAGTACGGCAATGCATCCGGGGGAAAACCCGGAGACCAGACAGGGAAAGAAGTATGCATCCAAGAGTACTATCCCCATAAAAAGGGATGGAGAGTCTTCAGGGCAAAGGACCCTGTACATCGTGAAGCTATCGCCCAGGATATGGAGTGGGGATGCGCTAACGATTGTATCGGCTATGATCAGGGACAGAATCAGAGTCTTTACGAGCTGGCTCAGTTTGTAGGATTCAATCTGTCATTGATAATTACACCATGCGAAACGGATTGCGCAAGGCTTGTAAGAATATGCGTGCTCTATGCAGGCATCAAGGTAAAAGATTTCTACACAGTAACTGAGCCAGATGCGCTTCTTGCGACAGGAGCATTTGAAGAAGTATTCGTTCCGCTTCCATCCGGATTACTTCGCGGGGACATCCTCGTAACTCCCGTCAAGGGCCACACCGTAGTCGCATTGACAAACGGTGACGGAACCACCGGAAAGGAAACCGACACCACTCCAAACACAGACACAAACACCGAGCCGGCAGCAGGCAAATATAAAATAGGCTGGCACAAAGACGGTAACGGCTGGTGGTTTGCAGATACCGAGAACACATATCTCAAGAAGACCTGGAAGGTTATCGACCATCACTGGTACTACTTCGACGAGGAAGGTTATATGCTCACCGGCTGGCAGACTATCGACGGAAAGAGGTATTATCTTCAGGAAGGTAATGATGATCACCTGGAAGGCGCTTGCTGGAGATCAGACGGATCCGGATCTCAGTCTGCGTGGTACGTGGAATGATACCGACATTTATGTCGGAAACTTAAATAGTATCGTAAATCTGTTTTAGTTTGATAACTCAATTTGAGTTCATGATAATCTCGTGAAAAACGAGTGCTTTTCACGAGATTATACGTTTTTTCAAAAAATAGGCGTGGGAGAAAATCCCGCGCCTTTTTTGATTGCAAAAAAATATGCGAAATTCGCACAAAGCTATTGACATATATGCGAACCTAGCATATAATTAAATCATCAAAAAGAGATCTGAAACACCTACAGAGGAGGAAATAAAATGGCTAAGTACACAGTAAAGTTTAGTTGTGGACACGAGGAGGTGGTAGAACTTTTCGGCAAGTATGCCGATAGAGAACGTAAGATAGATTATTATCGGAATTATGGCGTATGCTCAGCATGTTACAAAGAACAGAAAGCCATAGAGTATTCAGTCGGATGTGAAGAAAAAGAAATGTCTTACAAAGAATACAAAACAAATTATTCAAGTTGCAAGACAAAACCGGGTAGTTACGATGAAAGTGCTAAAACCATCGTTGTATACGTCCCAAAAGGTAAGAAGGAAGGTCATCTATATGTGGCCTGCCGAGAAACTGGAGACAGAATCACAGAAGTATCTACCATCGAAGAAGGATTAGCCGTTATTAAAGAATATGAAAAGAACGACAAGTCAGAGGATATCTACACGGAAGACTTTTACGATTTAATTGATGAAAATCGTATATCTGTGCTGTAAAGGAGGATAAAGATATGAGAATATATGAAATAAGAGAGCTTTCCGCAGAAGTAAGAACCATGAGAAATAAGAAAATGCTTAAATATACACGTAACGATATTGAGATGTCTCTATTAAATGATTCAGAACCGATAGTTGTTGCAAAGTTCAACTCAGAAGAAGATGCACGTAAAGCGCTAGAGAATACAGAAATAACTGTAAATTATATGAGCGGGCCTGTGAGCTACCTCTTGATAAAAGGGAGCTGTTTAGCAAGCTACGAGCTTGATGAGTATGGCGAGGAATCTGATCTTTGCGAAGATTTTTGCGAGAACATCCGATTTGATTCTGACGCTAAGGAGTTTTACGAGGAGGAAGAATGAATATAAACGAAATCAGAGAATTATCAGGACTTTCTGGTGTAAAGTTTGCAGAAAGGTATCACATACCATATAGAACATATATGGATTGGGTGCACGGGAAGACTAAGCCACAAAGCTATCTGCTTGAGCTCCTGGAGCGTGTGGTTCGCGAAGATTTCGAAAAAGAATAAAAAGCCGTTAACATTTGCCGACATTAAAGAGCCGGCAAATGTTAACGTCCCTAATCCAGGCATGGGCGGAATGATGTAATATCAACAAATATCTACAAATATCAACAAACATCTACAAAGATCTACAAATATCAACAGATATAAGTAAATATAAGCAAATATAGGAAAAGCCTCGCGGAAGATCACCGCGGGGCTTTTCTTTATAACAGCAATGTCATTAACAAAGATATGATCAGTGCGAAATATAACACTTTAAATATCTTAAAAGATAACTGGCCACCACTTGATACGGCAATTACTAAAGCCATTGCAAGAGCTAGTCCTGCAGGAATTAATTCTAAGGTATGTTTTATAATTAACTGTTCCATTATCTTTGCTCCTTTCTTTTATACAAAAGTCCAGTGTATCTCGATATGATCAGGGAATGCAATGATGCTGTCTATCAGGGACCGGATGGCAGTCCGCATAAGTTCCCTGTCGCCGGATGCCATGACATCATCAAAGCTCTTTAACACTTCGGCAGCGTCTTCTGCAGAGGAAGAAGGGCCGGGCTGAGATCCTTCAAATTCTTTGATTATAACATTTGTACGGTCTTTGTCCTCATTTAATGATTTGAGCCTTGCAGAGATGGCGGAAATGTCTATACCATCAATCTGATACAGATCTATGAGTTTACCAACCTGTTTATCAATCTCTGCGATATGCTTGACGGCAGCTATATATTTTGGATCCTGCTCAAAGCTCTTTTCTTTGACTGCCATGTCCCTCAGCTCATCCGGATCAAGAGACAGGGAACGGATCTCATCAATGACCTGCGCCTCCAGTTTAATGATATCGTATCTTGAATTAGTACACTTGGTCTTCTGCATCAGATCGGCTTTAGTAGGACGACAGCCATAATAGCCGTAATAAGGGCGGGACGCAGCTGTGATGTGGCGGTTCTTCCAGGTCTTTGCGCTGTAGGGCCGTCCGCAAATTCCACACCTGAGAAGACCTGTCAAAAGATGCGCTGTTTTTTTAAAGTTTTCAGTTTGAAGAGAGAAAGCTGTCACATAATGCTGATATTTGTCCTGCGCTCTGTTCCAGTCCGCCTCCGACACAATGGGAGCATGGGTGCCGGGATATGGCTTTCCGGAGAACTTGACCATTCCACAGTAAACAGGATTCTGCAAGACCCTTGTGATGGTACTGGGATGCGCCCACTGGGAGCCTCTGATCATATACCGCTCATGGAGATACCGGAGTATGCCATTGATGGTCATTTCTTTGCCATTAAGACCGTTCAGGAAAAGATCATAGATAAGCTTCACCTGCACAGCCTCGGACTCGTTTATAACAAGCTCACCGGAATCATAATCATATCCGAAAGGAGCCACAGAGCCACCGGAATACTTTCCTGTTTTGGCGCGTCCGATGCGCCCCATGGTCATTCGCTCGGTGATATTGTTACGCTCAAGTTGAGCGAACACAGAAAGAATCCCCACCATAGCTTTACCCAAAGGTGTAGAAGTGTTCAGGGACGATTCCATTATGGAGCAGAAATCAATATTATTCTTGATAAACTGATCCTCCAGAAGATACATAGTGTCCTTCTGGGATCTTGAAAGACGGTCAAGTTTAAACACCAGAACCGTATCAAAGGCACCGGATGGGATATCGGCGAGAAGCTGCTGGAGGGCAGGCCGGTCAAGTTTTGCTCCGGAATAACCCGGATCAGTATAGATATGCACAAGGGTCCAACCCTGAGCATCACAGTATTTTTTCAAACGATCCTGCTGTTCACTGATCGAATAGCCTTCATCTGCCTGCTCCTGGGTAGACACACGAACATAACCTGCCACTTTTTTCATGATTTTATGCCTCCATCCTTGGGAGGTATGATATAATACGATTTGCGAGAGGGTATTACACATACCTGATATGAGAGCTTTCTGCATGGCGCCTGTGGGGCAGGCAATCAAGCAGAAAGTTCTTTTTTGTTTTTAATATGTTATTTTGCTTTATATTTTTCAGCTATACTTTCAAGTTCTGCATTACCTTCATTGGAGATGCTTTCAAAACGAGACTCAGCCTCGCTCATAAATTCAGATTCATTAAATGACCTTTTGCTTTCCTGGACCAACTTATCTGTTCTGAGATCATAGACATCTGAATAATCTCCACCATCTATTGCGTAATATAGAATATCTGGATTATCAAGATTGTATACGTCTGGTATCATCCAACGCTTAGTTAAATCATTGTAGTAACAATCAACAACGAATTTTTTGCCATCAGGAAGACTGTATATTGCTTTCATATTCGGCTCTGAAGCATCGAGATGACGCTCCCAGGAGTCGATTGATGCGTCGGTGGCATCCAGCTCAATCAGTACATCAACAACTTTATCGAGTAACCCGTCTTTGTCAGGGATGCCGGAAGTCTCAGAAACACTTTCACTGGCAGTTGGCAGTGCGGTAGATTCTTCTTGAACAATATCGGATTCTACAATCTGAGGCGCCGCAGTAGTGGGTTCAGGCGTTCTGTTTTGACTCGAACAACCGACTAAAAGCAAAGTACCAAGTAAGCAGAAATATTTTTTCATAGAACATCCCTCCTTTTGCTATAAAAATCATTACATTTTTCTTCTAACCTCAACCACGCGGCCCAGTATTTTAACAGGCATAGCATCAATCTCAGAATGGTCAAACACCATAGGATCATATTGAGGATTCAAAGAAATCAGCATAAGACCGCTATTAAGTTTTTTGAGCTTTTTGCAAACTCCATCGTGACCGTTGACAAGTGCGATTATTATCTCGTCAGATTCGGCGTCATCCTGGCGACGCACTATAACGGTGTCGCCATCCATAATTTGAGGGGACATAGAGTCGCCCTTTATTCGCAATCCAAAAAACTCACCTGTCTTGGCCATCTCTGAAGGGATTTCCTCCCGATCAATAATCTCACTTATTGCATCGATGGGGATACCCGCAGCAACTCTTCCGAGGACTGGGATACTGACGCTCATTCTGATAGATGATGATCTAGGACTTTCAATCAGATCGGAGCGAGTGCAATGAAAAAAATCGGCAAGTTTATCAATCGTATCAATAGATGGGATTGAATTGCCTTTGCACCAGTTGTTAAATGTCTGCGATGCAATTCCGAGTGTACGTGCTGCGTCTTTCTGAGAAAGGCTGTAATTGGCTAAAAGCCGGCGCAAATTAGATGCGAATATCTGTTTTACTTCATTGTCTGACATGGGATTTGTTCTCCTTTATATCCCATATCATAATACTTTTAACAGAAAAGCACAACAAATAACCGAAAAAATGGGATTTTATATTGACAGTCCCAAATGATGGGATTATAGTAATAACCAAGAAATCCCAAATTTAAGGATTTTAAGGGATTCGCAGCAGAAAGGAGCATATAAGTGTTATCAGAATTATATCCGAAAGTAAAAATCTCACTGAAAGCATGCCGGGCAAATGCGGACAAAAATCAGCGAGAATGGGCGGAGATACTTGGTGTAGGACTCAATACCATCGTAAGCTGGGAAAGTGGGAACACCGAACCTAGTGCGACACAACTTCAAGAAATAAGCAGACTGTCGGGAGTACCGATGGATTTTATTTTTATACCTAAAGTATCCCAATAAATGGGATTTACATAAATAGGAGGACATTATGAAATCTGAAGACATTAAGATCGTGCACGTTATGAAGGACGGAACAATCAGAAAAAGTGTTGCCGGGATGGTGGTTCCTGCAGGGTGCCGCATCTACAAGATATTAAGGGAATACAAGAAAAGTTGACAAGAAAAGTTGAGTCAATTTACGTGGCATACCGTTGACCTACTGGGTCAATCTCCTGACGGTACAAAGATGGCCGCTGACGTATCAATAGACAGGACAACAGTCCGGAAACATTGGTTAAAAACAGAAACATAAGAATCTCCTTCGATATATACGGGATTGATACAGCGGGCCAACGGTATGGATAAATGAAAGGATTAAAGCGGAAGAAAATCAAGGATGCAACAGGAGAAGGTATGAATGAAGAGAACGTAAGCAGAGAAGATATTCTGAGACATTTTGGATACGACCCACAGATATACAGAGGTATGCAATGCGGATTATGGGAGTCAAATAAAGTGTATGAAGAAATTCCAGGACTAGAGGGCTTTCAAAAAATTCACGGCAAAAAGAAAGTCCGAGTCATATTGGACTATGACCCAGACTTCCCCAAAGCGATGTTTAGAGTTGAACAAATACCTAGTGATGAAGGCCGGTAACGTCTTCAATGGTGCATTTTTTCAATAAAGGATTCTTTTCAATCCACATATCCATATCAAAAGAATCTTGGATATCAGCATAAAAGACTTTTGGATATGCGATTGGATTTGAATAGCATCCATTCCATCCTACTAAATTAATAATATCAAATACTGCATTTAACTCATCGTTAGTGCATTTTGAGCAGTCAAAGCGATAGTAGCGCATTGCCGTTTTCATAAGATCATCTCCTTTCATTGTTACTCGGCACTGGCGGGTGCCGGCACATCAATTATAGGAGTAGTCAGTTTTATAAATCAAGGATGCAGCAGGAGAAGGTATGAATGAAGAGAACGTAAGCAGAGAAGAGTTTGAGAAAACAAAAAAGAGAATAGCTGACCTTGAAGAATATTTCACAGTCCAGCTTCGACACACAAATCAACGCATGGATGATATACGCGACGACATCAGAAAAGATTACATAAACACGTTGGAAAGAATGACATGGGGAACGCCTTTGCTTATGGCGATCATGGCAATAGTCCTTGCCGTATGTTCGCTATTATTGTCAGGATCAATGCGATGATAAAGATAAAAGAACATCCGGAGGAATGATATGGAAGAACAACACGAAACAGAGGAAGAGAGAATATCCAGATTAAAGCGATGGGGAGAAATGCCATTAGATAAAGAAGCTACCATGAGACATTTTGGATATGATCCGAAAGTCTACAAGGATTTACAGGTAGGATGGTGGCCGGCAGAAAAAGTATTCATGGAAATACCCACTTTAAAGGATTACGAGAGGCTTATCGGAAATAAGAAAATCCGAGTCGTTTTGGACTACGACCCGGACTATCCAAGAGCAATGTTCAGAATCGAAGAGATACCTAATCAGGCATAGTCTCTGTTATGACACATTTACTGAGAACAGGAATAGTACTCACAAAATATTTCAAGTTCTCGGTGTTCTCGAAAAAGCCAAAGAAAATCTTCGGATACTTTTGTGGATTTGAAATACAGGAAGTGTAGGCTTGCTTATTTAAGAAATCAACAACCTCACCTATTTCTGAATCGGACAAATTCGTACAGTCGAAGCGATAGTATTTAAGGCTCATAAGATTATCTCCTTTCATTGTTACTCGGCACTGGCGGGTGCCGGCATATCAATTATAGGAGTAGTCAATTTTATAAATCAAGGATGCAACAGGATAAGAAAATCAAGGATGCAATAGGAGAAGGTAAATATGAACAAAGCATATGAAGAAATAAGACCGCACCTCAGGGTAGTGTTGAGGAGTAAGGCATCTCAGGGCGATAGGCTGAGCGAAACGATACACACAGAACTGTGCGACATGGCATTGCTCCCAGTGCTCCGGATAAAGTGCGAGAGTATCTGTAGCGGCCAAGAATCAAATGGAATCGCATTTATGAAGAAAAGTACATGTGAAAAGCTGGATGTGATCGAAGAGCAGATCATGGAAGATGCTCTGAAGAACACAGTTACAAATTGTCCATCACACATTGAGGGATTGCCTGAAACTCTGGCAAAGCTGTGTGGCGTCGATGCTT